TAACAGAATAACTTTTCACACCTACTCCAGTATCAGTTGATGCTGCCCAACAGAAATTAACTGTAGTTGTTCCAACTATTGGTGTTCCAATTACTGGTGCAGTTGGAGGTGTTGTATCTGGAGGAATTGCTGGAGCTGGAGGTGTGTAGATATCATTCAACAACTCTAAATCAGATTTACCAGTTAGCATATTTGTTTTGATGCTATTAATCTTGTAAGTAGTCCCACTAATATTAAACCTATCTGCTAAAGTGTAATTAAGCAAGATTCTTAGAGGTAGATATGCAGTTACTTTTGTTAGTCTGTTTGTTACATCAAACACATCAGAAATATAATCTTTATGGTATGCTTGAAATAAAGTATCTGTAAATGTATTGTCAGCAGTATATTCGTTTATCTCATTATTGAAATTAATATTATACTTGCTTGTTGATGATGATAATGCAACACTATTTGATGGTATGTTATAATTAGTGATAGGAGAATTATATGTACTACTTTCAACAAAAGATATATCATTACCACTATTTCTAATTGGATAAAATAATAATGGTTTACCATAGTAAGATTCTTGATTGTCATCTACAAAAAACCCATACTGAATTGATGTTGAATTACCATTGTTCCCATCTATTAATCTCTCGTATTTTAATTGTGAGAATGGTGTTTTTACTTTATATATCTTTCCACCAGAATCTATACCTCCTACTTGATTGTAACTCATCTTACCCCAAGTGTTAGCTGCAAGTTGTTCGTGTTGTTTTGCTAATATTGTTTTTGTATCTCCGTGTTCAAATGTTATTTCTTTAAATGGTAAAGCAACATTAACAGAGCTTTTACTTCTATCAATAAACTCTGTTATGTCATAAGATGTTCCATCACTATAAAAGTCATCTAAGGTTTTTACAATTACTTCATCAGTATCATCATCAACGTAAGATGTTAGATTGAACATTTTAAATACACCAGTTAGAAATTCTATTATTTTTAAATCTGGTATTTGCTGAGATATAATAAAACTAAATGCGTTGTTATGTGTAAATGATGCAGATTGATAATATGTAAAAGATGTAGCTCCTCCAAAATTAGTAGCTAAAACCCAAGTTACTTCTGTAAATACAATATTATTAGAAGATTCAATTATAACATTATAACCCCCAGCAGATAAATCATAATCACTATCTGATATGTCAATGTCTCCACTAGCATCTACTACCCTATGTACTTCTTGTCCGTTTATTTGAATTGATACATTATAATTATCACTACTACTTGTTCTTAGTCTTAATGTTAAACTTTCAAATTGAAAAAAAGAATTTGGAGATGGATTTAAGGTTGTTGATGATATATTTAAAGTTGATACATTTATTATACCAGTATTTTGTGGATTAGTTTGTGTTACAGTCCAAGTATTAACAATTGATTGTGCTAATATATTCCCAGTACCACTAGATGCAACATCTCCTTTCTTTCTATGTAACCACATAAATAAATTATAGTAAGGTGTATTTGTACTTGTAAAGAAATCATCACTAAAAGTTATTCCGTATTTTGAAGATATTGCTTGTATAATAGTATCAACTCTTAAAGCATACTTTAATTGATTCCAATAAACTCCGTGTACATTAGTACCACCCCCACCTTCATAATGTAAGTTACCATAATCATTTGCAGATGAATGAGAATTATAGGTTAATCTATCTGTATGTGTTATTAATGGTACTATAACATCGTTTGATGCTGGATTTGCTTGTAAAGAAGTTTTTATACTTGCAGTATCATAAGTTAAATTAATGCTATCTAAACCATTTAAAGCTCCTAGTTTATCATCTCCAATTAAGTCTTTTAAAGTAACTGTATTTCCAGTAAACCTAACTTTGTATGAATATGGTACATTGTTCTTTAAATCAACACCCTCAAGCTTTATCTTACCCTTTTTGAATTTTAAATGATTTAATTCTAAAGTAGCACTTACCCTCTTCCTTCCATCAAAACCATTTGTAATACTATTGTTATAATAGTGTTTGAATATTTTATTATTCTCTTTTGTTGCTGGTAATGTGAATGTCTTTGAATAGTCTGTAAACACTTTCTGAACGTCTTTAACGTTCTGGATCGTTTGTGTTAGTACAACACTTTCATCATCAAATAAATCTACTCTCTGACCTTCTATGTAAAGTTGTATTTTCTGCATTTATCTTATGTCATTTAAAACATTGTAGGAATTATCAAACTCTATTGTGTATTCAACTAACTTATCATTTAAGCTAGTCTTATATGTAATATCACTTGTCTTTATATTAATTGGATATACTTGATTGTTTTCGTTTGTAATCCATACCTTCTCTGATAACATCATCTGCTTAAACACTTCGTTGTATGATTCATTTACAAAACCACTACTTAAAGAAACTAATTCGTTTGCTACAATATTGAAATCTCTTTTTGTGTGATTGTATGTATTGTAAGTATTGTTTGATGCTAGTATATTTGCTTTATAGCTTTCTCTTTTTGTAGTCATTTTATCAACTGACTTTTTAAAGAAATACAAATCTTGTAATACTCCAAACTTGTTTATAAATGTTGTCTTGTATGGTGTGAATTTACACTCGCTTAATTGTGATATTTTTATAGTTGATGTTTCTGAGCCAGAATCTCCAGTATATTGTATGGTTGCCTTTACTGCTTGGTCATCATCAAAAGTTGTGTAAACTACTTTGTCTTGTGATTGGTCTGATAAAGTAAACGTTTCTGTATTTAAAAGACCGTTATCTGAATCATAAAATCTAACAGTTACAGTTCTATCTGTTTGAATTGGTATTTTTATCTCATCTCCAGACTTTATAAACATATCGTTGTTGCTCATTAACAAGCCTTCATACTCAAAAGAATAGTTTGCACCTTCTTCAAAATAGCCATAACTATCAAAGGCTAAGTCTGTACTTATTGTTTGTGATAATTGTACACCATTACCATCAAATGCAGTAAGTGTTGTTCGTACCCATTTACAAAATTGTTCAGCAGAAGCATCATAATCTCCCTCAAAAGTTATATCTAAATAGTCTCTTATAAGCTCAGATATTTCAAAAGATATTTTAGTTGTGTTTAGTATTATCTTTTTACTTAAATTATATTGAGGTGTCCCACTATAACCAGTTGTTTCATTTCCAGTATAAATCTCTATATCTAAAGTTGCAGTTGCTAAGTCAGTATCTGATACAGATAAAAAGTATGGACTCCTTGTATTAATTATTCCCATTTGTTGTAAATTTTAGTAGTTCTTCAACATCTAATTGATATGCTTTTATTATGTCTTTATCTAAGTTTTTAAATGCTTTCTCAAATGGCTTTGTAAAAAACAAACTTGGTTTAATACCATTGTTGTAAATACTTCTTGCTATCATAAATTGTAAAGACTTTCTTGATATGAATTTACCATCTTTACCTCTTATACCTTTTAAACCTTTTCTTACAATCCATTTATCCATTTTACTTGGAGGTGGCATCTTGTTTGTATAACTATAAGGTGTATTGTATTTCTTCTTTATACCACTTACACCCTTATCTTGAAATATACCATAATCTTCCATTAAGAAGCTCATAGAAAAACTATTTGGACTAACGTTTAAATCATAGTCTAAACTATTATAAAGTGCCTTAGAACTATTCTTTTTACCCTTTGTTAGATTCGTTCTTGATTGTTGAATAACATACTTAGCAAATCTGTTCAGCTCTTGTTGTACGTTCTTTAACATATGTTGATATCGTTATTTACAAGAACATCAAATGTCATTGCCCAACCAGCCATCTCATTCTCAAACCTATCATAGAAAGGCTCTAAACTTGGATTACCATCTAACTGATATAAGTCTTGGTGTAATGTACCACCTCTTAAAACTTGTGCTAGTTTATTAAGTACTGCTAATTGTGTGTTAAGTATATCTTGCTCATTGTCATTACCTACAAAAATATCTACTACTGCTTCTTTTGATACGTCTACAATATCCATTGATAAAACAGACATACTAAAACGTAATACATTATCCTCGTTGTTTACATTATTTACAATGATGTGTGATAAAGGAAATATAGTTTGTTTGCTTAAATCAATCTTTGTAATGTCTCCAGTTGTTACTGTATTAACATTTACATCTGCTAAGAGCTGATTCTTTATTGTTTCCGTTACTTGATAAAACCCTTTCATTAGAATTTATTTTTTATTTGTTGTGCTTCCAACTCTGCTTTCTCTTTCATAAATGATAACATTGTAAAGCATTGATGAATATTTAGTTTAGTGACTTCTTCAAATCTTGTAATATCTCCGTTAGCGAGTCCATAAATTGATTGATACCAACCCCATTTGTTTCCGAAGTTAGCTGCCCTTGAAATTCCTCCACCTCCTCCAGATTGGAAGAGAGAATCGTATGTTTCGATAATTCTATTCCGAGATGATAAAAAAAAAATAAAGATCCTAATGCAGCATCTAATGGCATATCTAACATCTTCTCTGGATTGCTTGTTGTATATTCTTCTATGTTGTATTTGCCTACTTTACTTGTTACGATTGGTCTGTACAATACATTCATAGCTATATGCATTGATTCCCATTTTGAAGCATTGTTATCCAAGTCAATGTATTCTCCTAAAGACATTTCGTCTAGGTCTGGTATGAAGCCATACTCTACACCATTTAGTGTAAACTTATCTATGTGTGTTGGTGTTTCGTTTAACATATCTGTTAAGATATCTACTATTGCTTCAACACTTGACATCTTTAATTTATAACTATCAGATAAAGGAATACCACAAAAGATTTCTATCATCTTTGCATTTAAGAAGCTACCTTCTTGATTCTCTTGTGCTACTTTCAAGAACTTCTGATATTGTCCTAAAGTAATCTCATTTAATGACGTTGGTACATTTATCTCTATATTCATAATTATATAATACTTTTTTGTTAATGTTTTATAAAAAAACCCTTACAATTTTCATAGGCTTTTGTAAGTAGTAAATAATGATTAGGTTTTGTTGGCTTTGCAATCCTTACCTGCTTTCCAGTTCTGTGATGTATAAAGCACTCTACAATTGCAATCATCTGTAAATTATTCATCTATCTTATAAAGTATTTACCTGCATTTGGCTTCTTTAACTGAGATGATATTGCATAACGAGCTGCATCTATACAATGGTTAAAAGCATCAATTGGTTTGTTAATAGTATTACCCTCTCTGTCTTTCATCCAAGTATAGCTTTGTAATTCTTTGATGAGGTTTTTACTTCTGCTTGTTATAAAGATTTTGTTCTGATTGATAAGATTTATACCATATACAATTGAATCTTTACCCTTTGTGCAAGGTAGTATCTTATGTCTGTAACTCTTTAACTCTGCTATTGATTTTGGTTCTGCTGAATCAGCATATATTAACTCTTGTATATTGTTTTGCTTTAATAGATTTGAGATGTCTATGTTTAGTAATTTCTTTTGGTATATTACCTCGTCAAAGATATAAGCATCATTGTATTTGTATAAAGCTATTAATGTAGTTGGGTCTGCACTATAACCAAAGTCCATTCCGTAGCATAATAACCTTGCTTCTGCTGGTAGTGTTATCTCTTTCCAATCTGGAATACATACACCTTCTAAACTTCCTATTTGTCCAAGTCCATATACTTTCCACCAGTTGCTCCAATACTCTGAATCCTTTGCTTTATCTTTTGCACTCTCTATATCTTTTACAATCGTTTCTGGTAATGCTTCGTTGTCTTTGTATGTTAATGTAATAAAGTCTGCATCATCGTTGCCTACAACCTCTTTATGTGCCCAAAAATTAGCAGTTGGATTAAAGTCAATCCATATATCTCCAGATGTTCTAATACTTAATTGTGTGTATGCTTCAAAAGGTACATTGTTTGCTTCATTTACATACAATACACTTCTTCTTGCTCCTCTTAGTTTATCTGGTTGCTCAACACTAAAAAACTCTATGTAACTACCATTTGTAAATGTGTACTTTAAAGATGACCTATTCCATTGATTATCTCTA